CCATCCGGGCAGGCGTACCTGGCAAAGATTGACCAGTTCGAAGCGCGGTCGATCAGTTGCGGGAATCCGTGCTGCGCTGCGGGGCAACCCGTTGTTATAATGTTACAGGTATTTTCCAAGATGGGAGTAAGATAAAATGGCTGATTCTCGCGCGGTTGAAGTAATGGCCCGTCAATCCCAAATGGAGTCCAATCGGGCAGTGTTTGATGCCCACTACAAAGAAATCGCCGAGCGTGTACTCCCGCGTCAGGATGATTTCCAGTCCCCCAACCGGCAGGAGGGTGAAAAGCGGACTGAGAAGATTTTCGATTCAACCGCCATCCTAGCCTTGGATCGGGCAGCATCTGCGATCGATTCCTTGATTACCCCGGCTTCACAAATGTATCATCGGCTGGACCCCGAGGATGAGCGGCTGATTGGTAATCTGGAAGTCATGAAGTATCTAGATGAACTTAACAAGCAGTTGTTCCGGATCAGATATCGTCCGTCCGCCAATTTTGCTTCCCAGGCACATGAGTGTTATGTTAGCTTGATGGCATTCGGCACCGACTGCCTGTTCATTGACGACATGTTGGGTGCCGGCATTCGGTACAAGTCAATCCCCATGGTGGAAATCTACATCGCCGAAAATTTATACGGCATGATTGATTACACTCACCGTAAGTACCCGATGACTATCCGGGCGGCCTATCAGAAGTGGGGCGATAAATTGCCGGCCCCGATGCTGAAAATCAAGGACAAGGAACCATTCCGTAAATTTGATTTCATTCACTGTGTCAAGCCGAATGAGGACATCAAGCCCAGGCGGCGCGATTATCAGGGTATGCCGTTTTCCTCATATTACGTGACGGTGGAAGGGCAACAATTGTTATCTGAGGGCGGCTATCGCACAAAGCCATATGTAGTGGGCCGGCATGTGACGGCCCCGCGCGAGGTGTACGGGCGCAGCCCGGTAATGCAGGTGCTGCCGGACATTAAAATGCTGAATGAGATGGAGAAAACCATCATCCGGGCAGCACACAAGATTGTGGATCCGCCCCTCCTACTGTATGGAGATGGGGTGCTGTCGGCATTCAATACCCGGCCCAATGCTTTAAATTACGGCGGGGTGGACGAGCAGGGTCGCCAATTGGTGGCTCCGCTTAAAGTGGGCAGCAATCTGCCGATCGCATTTGAGATGGCTGAGCAAAAACGCAAGGTCATCAACGACGCGCTGTATGTAACCTTGTTCCAGATCCTGGTTGAGAACCCCAGGATGACTGCAACTGAGGCCATGATTCGCGCCCAGGAAAAGGGTCAATTGCTAGCTCCGACCATCGGGCGGCAGCAATCTGACTTCTTGGGTCCAATCATCGACCGTGAACTGGACATCATGAATGCGGCTGGTGCCATCCCACCCCCGCCACGCGAGCTGTTGGAAACCGGAGGGGGTGTGAAGGCGGTATACACTTCACCCCTGACCAGGCTGCGTCGGGCTGAGGATGCCGTGGCGATCATGCGGACCGTGGAATCCTTGATTCCGATTGCCAACATCAAGCCAGATGTGCTAGACGTGTTTGACGATGATGAACTGGCGCGTGAATTGGCCGACATCAATGGAGTCCCAGCTCGGGTGTTGCGTTCTAAAGAAGAAGTGGCCGGAATCCGGGAAGAGCGGGCCGCGCAACAAGAAGCTGCAATGGCCGCAGAAGTTGCGGACAAGGCAGCCAATGCCGCCCGTAATGCGGCGGTTGCTGATGAAACCGCCATGGGGATGCCCGCATGATGAATAGGCTGCTTAATGTTGTAATGAAACGCCGCCAAGCATATCGAGCGTTGTTTCAAAAAGGTCCGGCCACCGATATTGTAATGGCTGATCTTTGCAAGTTCTGCCGGGGGGTGACCACCCCGGCAGTGGTGTCGCCCGTGACAGGGCAAGTGGACCCGATCGCCACAGGAATTGCGATCGGAAGGCAAGAAGTCTGGCATCGGATTCGTCAGCATCTGGATGTTGACGACGCTGATCTGTACAGGCTCATTAATCAACCCGACGGAGAATGACCATGAAAAAATTTCACATCCTGATGGACCAAGCAGGTGACGGTACTGGTGGACCTGGCGGCGCGGGCAGCCCCCCTCCCGGCAGCCCCCCTCCCGGCAGCCCCCCTCCTGCCCCCCCCTGGTACGACAATTTCCAGGACCCCGGCGTCAAAGACTGGCTGAAATCTTATGGGGATGCTTACCCCAACCCCGAGGCTGTGGCTCTCAAAGCCCTGAACCTGGAAAAATTCGTTGGTGCCGATAAGGCGGGGCGGGGTGTGGTTACCCCCAAGTCCGATGCCAAACCGGAGGAGTGGGCGGAATTCTTCAAGAAGGTGGGCGGGGTGCCCGAGAAACCCGATGGGTACAAACTCCCGGATAATTTGGCCAGCGACCCCCTGATGACCAAATTCAGGGATCATGTGCACAAATCCGGCATGCCGCCCATGTTTTTCGACTCGATTGTCAGTTGGTACGACGCCGAGGCCCAAGCACAACAACAAGCCATCATCGCCGAGTTCGAGCGCAATGCCGACAAAGACATGGCGGACTTGAAATCTGAGTGGGCCGGCCCCGAGTATGATAAAAATGTCGAACTCGGACGACGCGCAGCCCGTCAATTCCTGCCGCATGAAAACCCCGAACAACTCAGTGAACTGATCACCAAAATCGAGGGTGCGATCGGCACCAAAGCCACCATGAAGATGTGGGCGGCTATCGGGGCCGGGGTCGGCGAGCATGAATTCATCGGTGGTGATGGTGGCGGCGGGATGGGCGGAATGTCTGCCGAAGCGGCCCGCATGCGCATTCAACAACTGAAATCTGACCCCGATTTTGTGGCCAATTTCTCCGCTGGTAGCGCCAACGCCAAGGCCGAGTGGGAGAAACTGCATCGGATCGGGTACCCTGATCAAGCCGCTTGACAGAGACGGTCGGCGGTGATACACTGCCTTTAATGACGGGGACCCTCCCTTTCCGGGGAGGCCCGTTGGAGTCCGGGGAAGACCGGGCGGCTGGTGGTCCGATAACCACAAGCCTGGGTCCGCCAATAGCGGGACACCCATGCGAGAGTCGAATTCAAACTTTTGCAATGGAGATTTAACATGTCCCAAAACATCCCCACCCACTACGCGCAACAATACGCGTCCACCATCGAACTGCTGCTGCAGCAAAAAGGCAGCAAGCTGCGTGACACCTGCACCCCCCACAGCATCCGTGGTGCCAAAGCCGCCAACGTCGTTGACCAGATCGGCAAGGTCGAGGCCACCAAGCGCACCACTCGCTATCCGGTCCTGACGCCCGCCGACACCCCGACCGACCGCCCCTGGGTTTACCCGTCCGACTACGACTGGAACGATCTGATCGATTCGATCGACAAGCTGCGCACCATCACCGACCCGCAATCCTCGTATGCCATCAACGGCACCTATGCCATGGGCCGCGCCATGGACCGCGAAATCATCGCCGCCTATTTTGGCGACCGCAAGACCGGTGAGGCTGGTGGCACCACCGTTTCGTTCCCGGCTGGCCAGCAAGTCGCCGTCAACTTCGGCGCGTCTGGTAACGTCGGCCTGACCGTGGCGAAGATGCGCGAGGCCAAGCGGCTGCTGATGGCGGCGGAAGTGGATCTGGAAACCGACCCCATCTACATGCCCATCACGGCCAAGCAACATGATAACCTGCTCGCCGAGGTTCAAGTCACCAGCCTGGACTACAATGAAAAGCCGGTCCTGGTTGAGGGTAAGATCACCCGGTTCCTGGGCTTCAACATGCCCAACACCGAATTGCTCAGCGTTGATGGCAGTTCGTACCGGCGCGTCCCGGTGTATGCCAAATCCGGCATGCACTTGGCGGTCTGGAACGATATCACCACCGACATCAGCATCCGTAAGGATCTGGCCGGCCTGCCCATCCAGGTGTACGTGTATGGAACCTTCGGTGCCACCCGTGGCGAAGAGAAGAAGGTCGTCGAAATCAAGTGCGCCGAGTAATCGACAATTAACCAAGGAGATTAATCATGGCTGTCGAAGCTATCAAATCCACTGTCATTTCCAATGCCGACGCCACGCCGGCTGTCATCAACACTGCCCAACTCGCCAACGGGACCATTCGTGGCATGCGCGGCAAGGCCGCTGTGGACGCCGCCGCGTCCATTGGCAGCACTTATCGCCTGGCGCGGGTCAAGTCGAACGATTTGGTGCAGCAGCTCCTGCTGTCGTGCACCGCGATCACTTCCGCTGCGGGTGATATCGGCCTGTACAAGACCGCCGCCGATGGTGGCGCCGTGGTTGATGCCGACTTTTTCGCGTCGGCTCAGTCCCTGGCAACCGCACTGGCCCAAACCAACGTCACCCGCGAGTCCGGGGTGGTGTCAGTCGCCAACATGGAAAAGCCGCTGTGGGAAGCCTTGGGCCTGTCCGCCGACCCGCAAATCGAGTATGACATCGCGGTCACCCTGACTGCCGCAGCCACCGCTGCCGGCAATCTGGCCCTCGATGCCCTGGTCATTGGTCGCAACTGATCCGGCGTGGTCTTTGGGGCGCGGGTAACCTCGCCCCTTTTTTGGAGGACTGGACATGGCAACTCGCAGATATGGTATTTCCCGTGGGGAAACCGATCAGCAAATCACGGAGGGTGTCGGCGCGGCCACCGCTTCCGACAATATCGAAATCACTGTCGATCTGGCGGTGAGTCTCACCAAGGAGGATGTGCTGCTCGCGCTCCGGAAGTTTGAGTCGCACATCATGAAGGGTAACTGGCCCCCGGCCTGATCATGAGCGATATCAGCATAGTCAATTCCGCCCTGACTTTGCTGGGCGAATCGCGCATTATTTCCCTGGCCGACAATACCAAGCCGGCCAGGGAAGCCAATGCAATATTCGAAATCACCAGAGATTCCCTGCTCGCGGCTTATAACTGGTCGTTTGCCAAGACGCGGGCGCAGCTTCCGGCATTGGCTGACGCCCCGCTGTTTGAATTCAATCTGCAGTATCAAATCCCGACTGATTGCCTCAGGCTGTTGCAAATCGGCGATTTTTACGTCGGCCTGGACCTGACCGACTATCGCGGATCCCCTGTCGATCAATATGTAATCGAGGGTAGGAAGATCCTGACCAATTTGTCCGCCCCGCTGAATGTGAAGTACATTAAAAGGGTGGAAAACAGCACTGAATTTTCCAAGAATTTCGAGATGGCGTTCGTAGCCAAGCTGGCCGAAGTGCTGGCCGAGCCGCTGACGCAATCGGACCAAAAAAGGCAGCGGGCTACTGACGCATTCAATCGTGAAATCAAAGCCGCGATCAGAGCCAACGCGATTGAGCTGCCGCCAACAAAACTTCCCGACGATGAGTGGTTAATATCGAGGATTTGATATGAAAGCTTCCCCGATCATCACCAGCTTCAACTCGGGGGAATTTTCACCCCTGATGGCGGGGCGTGTTGATGTCAAGTTCTACGGCTCAGCATGTAAAAGGCTCCTCAATTTCATCCCCATGCCACAGGGGCCAGCCAGGAAGCGGCCCGCCACATACTTTGTCGGTGAGGTTAAAACCAGCGCAAACCGCACCTGGCTTCGTCGGTTTGTGTTCAGTCAAAACCAATCATACATCCTGGAATTTGGGAACCTGTATATCAGGTTTTATTCCGGCCATGGGATCGTCGGTGGTGGAACCCCCGTTGAAGTTGTCACCCCATACACCACTGCTGATCTGATCAACGATGATGGTTCGTTTGCCCTCAGGTTTGCGCAATCCGGCGATGTCCTGTATATTGCCCATAAGAACTACGCCCTCAGGAAGTTGAGCCGCACGGGTGCCTCGACGTTTAGCATAGCGGCTGTCACTCTGGTGGGCGGTCCATTTAAAAAGATCGACCCGGACGGCACGACGACGGTATATGCGAGCGCCTCCACGGGTAGTGTCACCCTGACCGCATCGGCATCAACATTCGCGGCCACTGATATTGGCCGAATGATCCTGCTTGAGCAGAAAAAAGTTGATGACATCAAGCAATGGGAACCGGCCAAATCCATAACCGCCGCTGATTTGCGACGTTCTGATGGTAAGAATTACAAAGCGTTGAACACCGCCACTACGGGTGCGGTCAAGCCTGTGCACTCCCAGGGTGCCAAGTATGATGGTCACAGTGGAGTGCAATGGGAATTTCAAGATCCCGGCTATGGTTGGGCTGTGATAACCGCATACACCAGTGCAACTGTGGTGACAGCCACGGTGTTGTCCGCGATCCCGGCCATGGCGGTTGGTTCCGGCAATGCTACCAACATGTGGGCGTGGGGGGAATTTTCAGCCACTGATGGCTACCCGTCCGATTTAACTTTCCACAAGGATCGTCTGACCCTGGTGCGTAGGCGAGATGTGTTTGGTTCCGTGGCCGGTGACTTCGAAAATTTCTCATCCCGAGACGACGGTGGGGTGATAACCAAGGACATGTCTTATAAAGTTGAATTATCATCCGATGAAGCTAACGACATAACATGGGTCGCTTCCATGAGTTCCGCCTTGTTGGTGGGCACCCTGGGTGAGGAATTTGCCGTCCGTGAAAATAGTTCAGCTGAGGCATTCGGTCCCGGAAATATCAGGTTTGATAGGCAATCAGCTTATGGGTCCCGCGACCAGCCCGCTATTACCGTTGGTGATGGTGTGTTTTTTGTGCAGTCAGCCGGTCGTAAAGTGTACGACATGTTGATGGCCGAGAGCGTGGAAACCAAATGGTCCGCCAATGACACCACCATACTCGCCGAGCACATTACGCTCGGGGGCATCATCAGCGTGGTTCATCAGCAAGAGCCGGATTCCGTGTTGTGGTGCTTGCGGGGTGACGGCAGGCTTGTTGGCCTTACTGTAAACAGGGGGCAAGAAGTTCGCGGGTGGCACCCGCACACAATCGGCGGCGATGGAGTGGTGGAAAGTATCGATGTTATACCGACCAGCACAGGTAAAGAACTGTGGATGATCGTTAGACGTACCATCAACGGCGCAACCAAGCGTTACGTGGAATATGTGATGCAACCGTTCGCATCCGGGAATCCCGAATATGCGTTTTACGGGGTTGATTGCGGGCTGACGCTGGACAATACCCAGGCCGCGACTTTGACTCCCGGCGCGGGTGCTGATGTAGTTGGGACTGCTGGGGTGGTGTTTACTGCTGGTAGCGCCATTTTCTCAGCAGGCGATGTTGGTAAATACATCGTGTACAGATACACGACAACTAACGACGACGACACCACCAATTACATAAGAGCCATCGCCAAGATCACCGCCTATACCGACACCACGCATGTTGATGGTGAAATCCTGGCGGCGTGGCCCAGCTTGGGTACAATTGCTTCTGGTGGGTGGCACAAAACCGTAACATCCTTGTCCGGACTCGACCACCTGGAGGGCGAGGAAGTTGCCATCTGCGCTGATGGTGCCGCTTACACTCCGCAAACTGTGGTATCCGGGGCCATCACCTTACCTGAGCCGGCCAGTATCATTCATGTTGGCCTGACTTACAAAGCTGTGGTAAAACCGATGCCGATCGAGGCCGGCGCTGCTGATGGCACAGCCCAGGGTAAAACAAAGCGCATCCCGCGCTGTGTCCTCCGGTTCGATAAGACGGCGGGGGCTAAGTATGGTGCCTCTGAACTTGGTCAAATGGATGATGTTCTATCCAGGGATGCCGGGGGTTTGATGGATACCGCCCCCGAATTGTTTACTGGAGATGTCGTCGTGTCTTGGCCGGATGGTTACTCGGGTGATGCTAACATCATTGTGATGTCTGATTTGCCGCTGCCGTGCACCCTCGTTTCTTTGATGCCGCAAATTACCACACAGGATGCCAGATGAAACTAGTTCCATTCAAGTCTGAGCACATCCAGGTGATTGATACCCAGGATGCTCAACTTGCGGACGATGCATATACCGATTGGAATTCAAAGGAATATTCTGATTGGTTGGCCAAGTCCGGGATCGCTATCACTGGTTTGGTTGATGATGAGGTGGTGTTCTGTGCCGGTAAAGTTGAGATGTGGCCGGGTCGGCACCTGTTGTGGGCGTCGTTGTCAAAAAAGGCGGCGCAACACATGGTGTCGATAACCAAGGCGGCGCGGCGCGGGTTGGAGTGCGCGGCTGGTGGTAGACTGGAAGCAATAGTTCGCGCCGATTTCAAAGGCGGCGGCAGGTGGCTTGAAATGCTGGGGTTCAAATATCATCATTATGAAGAAAAATTTCTTCCTGATGGTAGCGACGCCAAAATTTACGTGAGGTTCTCATAATGCAATTCATACCATTAGCATTGGCCGGCCTCCAGGCTGTGGGATCGATCCAAGCCGGCAAGGCCGAGAAAGCCAGTTATGATGCCCAGGCCACGGCGGCTCGATCCAAGGCAAATTCAGTGCTGGCCGCTTATAATCAACGCGAGGAGGCGATGCGCCGGAAAACCAGGCTTGATGCCGGCGAACGTCGGGCGGCCATGGCCCAAACTGGCGGGCTGTCTGGATCAAACGTCGATGTTGACCGCCAATCGATGGTGTTGTCCGAGTTGGACGCACTTAATGTGCGGTATGGGGGCCAGCTTGAAAATTCCGATCTTTTGACCCAAGCCAACGTGTTCAAGGCACAAGGTAAAAATGCGAAAGCAGCCGGGTATGCCAACGCTGCGGGTGCCGTCTTGTCCGGTGTTGGCTCGTATTATGGTGGTACCCTCGGCGGCAAGAAAGCCAACTCCTGGTGATAAACGATGCCTAATATTACACCTTACTCCCAACACGTGAACACTCCCGTGCCAGGCGGGTTGCCAAATACGCATGTCCGTCCGGTTGATATATCGGGCTTCACTGCCGGCATGGGCGACGCGATCAAGGCGTTTCAGGGCAGCCAGGAAGAAAAAGGCCGCGCCTGGGCTGTTGATGCGCTGTCCCAGGCCAGACTGCATTGGTCGTCCCACCTATATGAGCGCCAGGCCAACGCCAAGGACGGGGCTGAAAATTTCACCAAGTCATTCGTAGATGACTTCAACGCATACACCGACAAGGCTGTTGAGGCTGCCCCGACCCCGTACGCCAAAGAATACATGAAAGAGCGCATGTTTGAGTTGCGCACTTTCCTGGGCGAGCGGGCCTTGGCTTTCGAAGCTGAGGCCCGAATCGATTACCGTGAAAATAGATTTGAATCGTCGATCGAGAATACCAAGAAGTTGATGAACGTCGACCCCGACCAATTCGCAATCGCCCTCGCCGAAGAGTTGGCCGTTATCGATTCAGCGGCTTTGCCTCCCAAGCGGCGGGCTACCATGCGCCAGAAAGCCATTGAGGAAGTGGCCGGCGCAGCAGTGTGGTCCCAAATCAACAAGGATCCCGCCAAATTCCTTGAATCCATTAAGATGCACACTTGGGGTGCCAGCGGCCCGGCCACCACGGGTGCCGCCCCGGCTGATGTTCCGGTGTTGTATAACCCGGACGGCACCATCTCGACTGAGCGCACCATTACCGTAGAATCGGACGGTAAACATTACCTGATCCCGACCATCGTGGATGGTAAGGCGTACGGGGCTGAAACCGCCATTGACATGTGGAGTGCTGGCAAGAATAAGCCAATCGCCGTGTTCGACTCCGCTGCCGAGGCTGATAAGTACGCTCGTGAACGGTCCGCAGCTGGTGGCAAGCTCAGCGTAAAACCTGCCGGGGTGGTGGGCGATCCTGCCAATAGACCCGGCACCCCGACCGGATTGCAAGGCGTCACCGGCAACAAGCCATTTGACATCCTGCCGTTCGACAAGCGGCTGCACATGCTGTCCGAGGCCCTGACCCTCAAGAACCGTATCGACGTTGAAGCCAACAAGCTGGCTGAGCGTGAGCGCAAGGCCATGGCTGAAAGTTCCATGAAGGAAGCCTGGTTCCGCCTGGATGCCGGCAAGCTCACCAAGGGGTATATTGAGGAGATCCGCCCGCTCATTTCTGACTCGGAATATCACAGTTTATTGACTGGCCTGCGCAAGGGTGCTGACGGGTCCGATTCCAAGTCTGATCCCGAGACGTTCGGTATGCTCCAAAATATGTTGTACGTCAACCCACAGAGTGCCCGTTCCAATGCCCTGACTTTCCACAGGCAGGGTCGATTAACTAACTCCGACTTGTCGGCCATCCTGACCAAGGCCAATGAGTTGGATCGGCAGGGAGGACCGAAGACCGAATTCGAGCGCACCCGCGCCCGGATCGTTGGCAACCTTGACCCCGGCCCGATGGTGCAGGATCCGATCGGGCGCGGGCGGCTGGCTGAGGCGTTGTATACGTTTGATTCCTGGGCTGAAATACATTCTCGCGGCAATGCTCGGATTCCGGACAAGGAAATTGCCAAGCGGGGTGAGGAAATCATCAACCAATACCGGTTCATCAATCTGTCCAGCACCGCCGCTGGTTTACCCAAGCCCCGGTTCGGTGATGTACGCCGCAACCCCGGCGACCCGGCTGGTATGCTGCAGGACATTGCCCGCGCCTGGTCTGCCACCAAGCAGGCGTATGATTCCAAAAAGATCTCCAAAGAGGAGTATCATCAGGAATCTCAGATATTGAACAATTGGCGTAAGCTTGCTACCCAGGAGAAAAAATAATGGCCGACCTATCCAATTCATATGTCGCCAAGTCCAAGGCTCGTGCCGTGGACATGGATACCCAGGACATGGATCAATGGATGGAGGGGTACCAATCCGGAATTGACAGCACACCAGTAACCCCCTCATTCGAGGATGTGGCTTCTGGCAAGTATGCCCCCCGTCGTCCCACCAAGGACGAACTCGGGCGTCTGCCGGCGCCTAAGACTTCCTTGGCCAGCAAGGTTATGGATAACGTGTCGGAAATTCCGACCGGCGCGGTTCGTGGAGTGCACGACGCGATCTACAACGCCACCGCATTCATCGACCCCCTGGCTGATTGGCTGGACGAAAACGTCGCCAATCTCGGTAAATATGACCTGAGCGGCCCCGAGACTGTCACCGGGGAGATTTCCAAATCAGTTGCTCAATTCATGACTGGTTTCCTTCCGGGCATGAAAGCACTCAAGGCCCTGGGTGTCACCAATAAAGTGGCTGCGCCCGTGTTGGCGGGTGCAATGTCTGATTTCGCCACCCGCCCCGGAAATGAAGGGCGGCTGGCGGATCTGTGGATCAAACTGGATCTACCGCAAAACATCCTTACCGACGCACTCGCCACCAACCCCGACGATGACAATGGTATCATTCCGTGGGGCCGGTTCAAAAACGCTGTCGAGGGTGCCGGCCTGGGTATCGCCACTGAGGGCATCATCTTGGGTGCAAAGGCCCTGACCGCTGCCCGCCACGCCACCAAGGCCAGGAAGACTGAGGAGCAGCTCCTTAAGGATAAGTACGGCGCAATCACCGACGAGGATATGGCCCGGATCGTCGGCGATCCTAGCAAGCCGATGATTGAAACGCACGTCATCCAACCGCCCAAGATCGGCGGTAAGATGGAAAAAGCAGTCACCATGGTGGATGAATCCGGCATCGAGCCGGGGTCAGTGATCCGGCGCACCCCCAGGGGTGCCCGCGCGACCCCGGCTGGTGGGTTCAAGCATTCGGAAGAGGTGGGGGTGGTTCCGCCGTCTGAACGTCAAGCTGCGGTGGATGCGTCCGAGAATGTGTTCGGATCTCAAGATTTACCTTCGGAAGATTGGTATAAGGTGATGGAAATCCAGAGGGCCTTGGGTTCCGGCTCCGGTAAGGAAGTTATCACCATCAAGGACGGCGATAATGTTGTGGCGGCATTGTCATATTCTGTCGGTAAGAAAGAAATCGTTGTGCATGACGTGGGTTCCATGGGCGGCGGCAACGGCGGTAAGCTGATGGGTGAGGTGGAACGGTTGGCTGCATCCACCGGCAAGAAAATCAAGCTGGATGCGGTCGAGTCCGCCATCCCCTGGTACGAGAAGCGCGGTTATAAGATACTCGGTGAGCGAGCACCTGGCTGGGGTAATAAAATGGAATTCGCCCCCGCCCCTGCCGGTGCGAAGCCCAAGGCTGCCCCAGCCACCAAGCCTATGGCACCCGAGGACTTCGAGACTTATATCAACTTCGCCCGCATCGACGAGCCGGAACAGGTGAAATTTGTTATCGGCAAGATGGCGGAGGGCTTCAAGGGTTCCGTAGATGAGGCGCGGCGCGGGGTGATCACCCAGGAACAAACCAGCAAGATGGCCGATGACTTGGGTATGACCGTGGCTGAGTTGATGGAGCGTCGCAAGGGTCAGCCGTTCAATGCTGAGCAAGCACTCGCGGCCCGCCAGTTGTGGGCGGCTTCGGGTGAACAGCTGCTTGCCGCAGCTAAGAAGGCCGCCGGCCCGAATGCTGGGGATCTTGACCAATTTGCGTTCCGCCGCGCCATGGCTTTACATGCCGCCATCCAGAATGAGGTTATTGGTGCCCGCACTGAAACCGCCCGCGCCCTGGCTTCCTGGAAGATCCCGGCTGGTGGTAATATCGAGAAGGCTCGCGCTATCGAGCAGGTGTTGGGTGCCATGGGTGGGCCGAAAGAGTCGAAGGAAATGGCCCGTCGCCTGGCCCTGCTGGCTGAATCCGGAGCACACCCCGCAGCCATCGCCAAGTTCGCTCAGCGCGGGTGGGGATCCACTACCCACGATGCCATCAAGGAAGCTTGGGTCAACGGTTTGCTGTCTTCACCCAAGACCCACGCAGTTAATATCGTGTCAAACTCCCTGGTCGCGGCTCAGTCCATCTACGAGCGGGCGGCTGCCGCTGGCATCAGCAAGTTGACTGGCGGGGGTGGGGTTGAGTTCGGTGAAGCCACGGCAATGACGTTTGGGTTGGTGCAATCCATGAGGGATGCGTGGCGCATGGCGGCACGGGCACTCAAGGCCGGGCAGACTGGTTACGCTTTCAATAAGATTGACATCACCCACCCCAACGCCATTTCATCCGAAGCATTCCGCATGTCGAAGGAAACCGGGGCTGGCCGGTTCGTTGATTTCCTGGGCCACGCCACCACCATCCCCGGCAGATTCCTGGGTGCCGAGGATGAGTTTTTCAAGACCATCGGTTACCGGATGGAACTGAACGCGCAAGCCCTACGTCAGGCCAAGAGCGAGGGGCTGGCCGGTAACGCGTTGAAGGAGCGCACAAAGGCTCTGATCGAAAACCCGCCCGAGCACATCCGCATCAATTCGGCGGACGCGGCCATGTACAACACCTTCACCGGCGAGTTGGGGAATTTCGGCACAGCAGTTATGAATCTGCGCAATGTGGACTCCCCACTCAACCCCCTGCCGTTTGTGTTGCCGTTTGTACGCACCCCAGCCAACATCACCCGGTACACCTTTGAACGCACCCCATTTGCCCCGCTTGTTGGGCAATGGCGGGCTGATATCGCTGCCGGGGGTGCCCGCGCCGATCTGGCCCTGGCCCGCATGTCCACCGGGACGGCAATGATGATGATGGCCATGGACTTCGCCACGGATGGCCGCATATCCGGGCAAGGGCCTACCAAAGATGATAAGACTGTTCGTGAAGCTCTGACCCGCAGCGGCTGGCAACCTTATTCATTCCAACTAGGTGACCGCTGGTATTCCTACAACCGGACTGATCCGTTTGGTACCGTCCTGGGCCTGGCGGCTTCCATCACCGAAGCCGTCCAGAAAGGAGAACTTGATGAAGATGATGTGGATGAGTGGCAAGAAGTTGTTGCCATGTCTATTGCGGCAGTATCTAAAGTCACCATTAACAAGACGTATCTCGAAGGGTTTGCGGAATTTGTCGAAGTGATGAGCGATCCGGGCCGCTATTCCGAGGGGTATGTCAACGATCTGGTCGCGTCGTTTGTGCCGATGACTTCGCTGATGAACAGTATCAAGAATGTGGACGACCCCTATCAGCGTGAGGCTAGCACCCCATTCGAGGCCATCCAGGCTCGCATCATCGGTTTGTCTGACAATCTCCCGCCCCGGCGCAATCTGTGGGGTGAGCCGATCAGCAACATGTCCGGCTTGGGGGTGGTGCACGACGCCATCTCCCCAGTAACGTCCAGGAAGCAGGAAGTTGATCCGGTGGACCGCGAAATTGTTCGGCTTAATAAGGGGCCGGAACGTATTGGCAAACGCACCACGTTTGATGGAGTCAACGTTAGCTTGAAGAAATGGCCCAAGGTTTACGACGAATATGTGCGCCTGGCCGGCAATGAACTCAAGCACCCGGCCTGGGAGATGGGTGCCAAGGATTACCTGAACGCGGTGGTTACCGGCAAACACGCCATGTCCGCCGCTTACCAGATTCTATCAGACGACGCGCGGCGAGATTTTATCTCAACTACCGTGGCTGATTACCGCAAACTGGCGCAATACCAAATCATGAATGATCCCAAGTTCTCACAGTTCGCGGAAGAAATCAAGCGCACCAAAGGCTTGATGCAAAACGCCAAAATGCCCGTTTTGACAGGAGAGTGAAATGACAGTACAATCCTCGCTGGCCCGAATCCAGTACACGGTGTCTGGTGCCGGCCCCTATTCCATCCCATTCATGTTTCTGGCCGACGCCGATCTGGTGGTGTATTCACAAGCCGCTGGCTTCGACCCGGTGTTGCTTACCCTGACCACTGATTACACCGTTACCGGGGCGGAAGATGAGAATGGGGGAACCCTGACCCTAGTTTCGCCGAATGATGGTGAAACCCTGACCATCATCAACGAGCCGGAAATTGCTCAACTGGTTGATTACCCCGAAGTCGGGAAATTCCCGGCAGCGTCTCATGAGCGGGCACTAGATAAACTTACCATCATTGCTAAACGAATTTATGACTTGGCTTACAGGTCATTGCGATTGAACGATACCAGCGATGCCGTGTCCCTGGAATTACCAACACCAGAAGATGGCCAACTGCTCGGATGGAGTGCCGGCTCTCTTGTAAACACCTCCCCGGCTGGTGTGGGGCCCAGCAGTATTGGCACCACCGAATTGGCCGACGGCGCTGTTACCGACGCCAAACTAGCCGACGGCGCTGTTACCGACGCCAAACTAGCATCACCGAAAGCCGGCAGTGGTGCCAACAGCGACATTACCTCGCTTAGCGGCCTGACCACGGCGTTGAGTATCGCGCAAGGCGGCACCGGTCTGACGGCAGCGGGTGCGGCGGGTAACGTCCTGGTCTCAGACGGCGCGAACTTGGTGAGCCAGGCGCCGGCAGGGCGCGGGATCAACGCTCAAACCGCCCAGGCTACCACGTCAGGGAGTTCTGTCACTTTCAGCGACATCCCTGATTGGGTGAAGCGGGTCACGATAATGTTGTATGGGGTGTCCTTGTCCGGGTCTGATCACATCCAAGTGCAACTTGGTGTTGGGGGTGTGATGGAGACGTCCAATTACCTCGGATCAATTATGAATTCGGGCGGGGGAACTTTTCATAGTAGTGCGTTCCGATTACGAAGCGGCTCTTCGAGCGGGACGGGTGAAACATCACACGGGGTACTGACCCTAACCAAAATGACCGGCAACACCTGGGTCGCTGATGGCGTCATCAGCCACAGCAATTATTCCGCCAACGCTTTCGCGGTGTCCGGCATCAAGGCACTGGCTGGTGTGCTGGACTCAATCAATATTATGTCGTCTGGTGCGAACACCTTCGACGCCGGCAGCGTCAACATTGCTTGGGAGTGACCATGAAGAAGATCGTCATCAACGTCCAGACCGGCGAGCGCAAGGAAATCGACCTGACGCCGGACGAGATCGCCGCGCTGCAACCGACGCCCACCCAACTGGCCGAGGCCGCTAAGGCTGACGCGGATCGCCAGGATGAGGATTCCGTGAAGGCCGACGCCTGGGTTCAGCAGTTTGTTGCCATGACGCCAGCCGAGGTTGCTAACTACGTGGACAACAACGTCAGCAACCTGGCCGACGCACGAATTTTGCTCAAGCGCATGGCCGTGATGCTGCTATTGTTGGCGCGTCGGGCCTACAGGTGACGTTGTACAGCAGACGGGCGGCTATATCAGTAGCCGCTCAGACGCTGTACAACGACGGACAGGCGACGGCATAGGCCCGGTATATCCCCCTCGGATATGGTGGCCAGGCATGCGGCGGATTCGAACGGGATGTGTCGCACCCTTGACAGGTCTTGCCACCTCCACACCAAGTGTAGGTCGGGGGTGCCCAGTAGTAAGTAGCAGTGTCCGGACCCGGATCTACCCCTATTGATTAACCAATCTTCCTGTCCCCGCGTCCAGTGATCAATATGTGCCAGGGTGGTCGGGAATTTTTTCACGTACTTAAATTCTATCCACCCGTCCACCCCGCTGCACCCAAACGACACATCTGGTATATAGCTTTGGAGTGAATCCTCATGCTCCTGCAGGTGCCAGCCCTTGGCCTTTAACCCAGCCATCACCCGACGCTTGTATTGTATTTCATTCATATCAGCCCCGCCACCACACCCACCTTATACACAAAAGCCGCGATGCACCCCAGGATGATCGCGGCCACTTTCAATTTCCGGCTATCGTCTCTCGATAGCCATCTACTCACGGCGGGTTATCAGCCATTTCCTTGCTGACATACGGCATACCCAGGGATTGCAGCACACTGTTCACCGCCGCATGCCACCCGATGTCATTGGTGTAGTCTTCAACTGCCTTCCACAATTTGGTGGCCACTACCCCAGCGTGGTAGCCCCGCCCGTTTTCACGCAGCCACCATGCCGCCTCAATCAGGTCGGCCATGTGAACCAGCCGCTGTACAAACGGTAACCCATGACCCCCAATGTAGGGGGTGGCCGGCACAATGGTCGAATCCATCACACCAAAGAAATCCCCCTCATAATCCGCATCTTCCAGCATCCTGCGGATAAACGCCTTGCCGGGGGTGGGGATGTCGCCGTACCTGATCTCAGCAATGTCGTGAAACAGCAGCGACCCGATGATGATGTCAGACGGCGGCTCTTCCGTCAGCAACTTATGCAGCTGCAGCCCGATCACGGTCACATTCCACTGATGCTCGGCCAGATTCTGCTCCTTGCTGGTGTTGATGATGTGCCAGCGCTTGACATGACTGGCCCGCATCATTTCGTAAAAGCTGATGGGTTCCACGTTTTTCATATCTGCCTCTCAGAGTGTGGGTCCTCGACGCCGTGCTCCTCCAAGGCGGCAACCAGGACAGCCAAAGTCTGGATGATTTCAGAACGGAGGGAATTGCGGCCCTCCCCACCTTTGATCAACGCGTTTTTGGCTTCGGCCAATTCCGCCTCGGCGATCAACAACCACTCGCCCAGGGTATGGCCGTGTTCCTCAATGGAACCCCACTTGTTGTCCTGAAACTGCCGCTCCCTGGTGATGGCGTTGCCAACTTCACTCAATCGCGCGGTTCTCATAACAGCACCCTGATATCGTTGGCCGTGGGACCCCAACCCAGGGCACTAATGTGCGACCCAGCAGTTTTGACTGAGTGCATGTAATGATCCATTCGCATCCTGCAGGGATCATCATCCCGCTCAATGTAGTTAGCAAAGTTGAGGAACACATCATCAACCCCATTCATGCGGATGGCCTCGGCGATCTGCAGATGGGACCAGGTAAACACCCGGCGCGGGAGTTTGGTCACCGTGGTCAACTCGGGTTCGATCCCGAGTTGCCCCCAGGTGATCTCGTTTTGGTCATCATAACACGGGCCGGACCAGCCGATCTGGTTGCCGTCCTTGTCGTGGCGATTGGCAACCCGGATTGGGTAAGTGCGGGCTACCCCGTGCACCTTGATGTTGAATGCGCCGCGTGGGATTGCGCAATCTGACAGCAGTTGGTGGGTGGTGCAGTCCCGGCTGGTGGTGTACGGATAAAAGCCCTGGTTCATTGACAGTGAGAAACCCTGACTGCCCTCGATGATGGCAAATTCCGCCGCGTCGATCGCGTCATTGTACACACTGGCAGGCACCACTAGCCCTTCCAGCGGGGTGCCCACCAACACATCACGGGCGACAATCTGCGACTCGGGGCGACGCCGGATCTTCTCAATAACAGCCTCACCCACCCCCTTCATGGTGCTGCCGATACCGAACGCATACTTACGCTCAGCTTCACGGTGAGCCTCAGTCACCACGGCGGCATTTTCGTGAATCATGATCTGGATGTCACCCTTGGTGATCTCATCATCATAAAAGTTCAATTCCTGCCACAGCCGGTCCATATCGATCACGGAACCGGGACCGAGCAAAACACGCTTGGCCCTGGGGGATACGATGCCGTTTGGCAAGACGGTGTTCATCATCTTGCGCCCGTTAGCGTCGATGTAAGTGTGCCCCGAGTTGGGTGACCAGGCGCAAATCAGGGTGTCCGGGGCCATCGTTTCGGCCATATAGCCGGCGAGCAGGCCCTTGCCGCAAGACCCGAACTGCAGGTCAACGATCATGTGCAATTCTTTCATTCCATTTCTCCTAATTTACGTTCAAATAACGTTCGTTAAACACCCCCTGTGGTTCCAACGCTGTAGTATGTCACAGGTCGGCACTACTCCACAAGGGGCTAATTAAAAGGCACGTCATCATCAAAATCACCATGCGGGGCGCCACCTTGGGGGGTGGCGTTCGGCTCGCGCTGCACATCCTTCGGTTGGAACGACAGGGAGAAAAACTTCTCCCCCGTCGTCCCGTTTTGCTTGATCCAGGCCGACACCCAATATTCCACGCCGTCGACAATGGCCTGGCCTCGGTGATCAGGGTGGCTCTCTTTTTCCTTGTTCTTGTTCCGGCCAAGGGTGCCGCTGTTATTGCGCTGCTCATATGCCATCATCATCTCCTATTTGCTAGCCACGAACCAATTTGGTCCGACCGACACATCAGACAGAATGGGGACCCGGCATTTAATCGGGCACTCCACCCCATCGAACGTTTCAAGATTCTTTTTCACCACGGCTTGCTGCTTCTTAGATTTGTGCTCCGGCATGGAAAAATCCAACTCATCATGCACGGACAATAGCATGTGCATCCCTTCCCGCTTGCAGATGGGCCACAGCTCCACCATCTTTTGCTTCATGCAGTCGGCGCTCGATCCCTGGAACACCAGCCCCCCGGCCTTGTGCGTAAACTTTCCGCCTGGGAACCGGATGTGCCGGCCCATGATAGTCTGCACATAACCGCGAGACTTGGCTATCGAGGAAGCTTCTTGAAGCAATTTTGAGACACCGGGAATAGCGTTATGGTAAGTGTTAAACACCGCCTCTGCCTTGGGTCCTGCATTGAACCATTCGCGCCCGTCATCTCCATAACGCACAGTGTAGTCCAGGCCCATCTCGTACGCCATTTTCCCCTTGCCCATACCAAAAACCAGCCCCAGGTTAATTTGCTTGGAGTTTGCATCACCAGCAAAGCGTGGTTTACGCGGAATCCCAGTGATATCAGAAACGATTTGGTGATAGTCAGTGTCAGGATCATTCTCATACGCCTTTAAGATTGACGGGTCCTTGGTGTAGTGCGCGAACCAGCGAAACTCAAACTGTTTCCAGTCAGCGCAACACCATGTGTGCCCCTCCTCAGGGATGAAGCAGGACCGGGCAATTTCCGCAATGTCCGCATCCCGCGACGGGATCTGCTGCAGGGCGGGGTCATTGATCGAGAAACGACCCGTGCCTGTACCCAGGTCGTTATCGCCGCGTGTCTGGTTGTAATTAGGGTATACCCGCCCGCCCACGGCGTGACCCAGGATGTGGTCCTTAAGAAAAGACTTGGCCTTGATCATCTTCCTGAGAGTGAGCACATGCCTGGCCCGCTCATCACCCTGCTCGGCCATGATCACCAAGGTGTCCTTACCTAGCGATGCCTCGCCAGTCTCGGTCATCGGCAACATGAACCCGGTGTCAGTCTTCCATTCAAACCCATGCGGGTTACTGGCCGACTCCTTGCGCACCTTGAACAACGCCCGCATTTGGGGCGACGAGTTGGCGTTCATGTCCTTGCCTGCCACCCGGTTCAGGTTCATTTGGGCCATATGAATATTTTTGTCAACATCGCCCATGGATAAATGCGCCCGCCCCTCGTCCACCCGCACCCCATGGCGCTCCATTTGCGCAATTACCGGGGTGACTCGGCGCTCCAGGTCCCACACCCGCTCAAGCCCCTGCCGTTTGATCTCCTTTTCCTGCCACAACCACAACTTGATGGCCAGCTCCGGGTCATGGATAGCATACTTCTTCACCAGGCTCTCAGGTGCCCGGTGCAAATTCTTCATCTGAACCGCCCGTGTCGGCTCTCCCCCAAATAACGCAGCCAGTTCGGTATAAATGTCCACCTTCTCACTGTTAGTGTACTTTTTGCTCAAGCTGTCCAGGCTAAATGACGGCTCATGCTCGTTGATCAGAGCCGCCCTCACGGATGTGCACTCCATGCGGTCCTCAGGCAGGATGATCCCGTCATTAGCCAGGAAGTTGTAATCAAACTTGATGTTATGATTGATTACCCTCCTGACATGGGGCATCTCAATTTGCAAAGCCTTCATTACCCCGGCATTTTTCTGATTGCGAATGTCCCAATACCCGGAATGAATGCGTTCACCATCCCACACGGACAGGGCGATGCCGAACATCTTGTCGCGATACCAATGCAGGCCGCTGGTTTCGACGTCGATTGCCACCAGCGGGTACTCACGGAGCTGGCTGAGATTAATCATAATAAGGGATTCTCCCCACACAAAATCAATTCGTCGGAAGAACGGGTCAGGGCCACGTACAACACCCGCAGCTCGGCATCACGATCATTGTACATGGACACTAAGGTGCGGGAGGGGAGAGTCAAATCAAGAATGACACGGTGCGACTCCCGCCCTTTGGCTTGGTGGATGGTAGACAGACTGAAATTGATCGGCTTATTCAAGTCAGCCATGGCATAAAACTCGCGCCATACCAGCGGGATCTCAGGGGTGCCGCCCGCCCGCAGTTCATTTGCAATTCGATTGGTCCAGGGCGATGACCCGCCCAGGACGGAATAGGGAATCATATCGCGGTTGAACTCTCGCTTTATCTCCTCCAGGTGCCAACGATCGCGGGCCAGCACCATGCCGCCCCCGGTCCGGTACAGCATGTGCAGGTCGAGGTGATTGAACGACCCATATGAAATTACTGACCCCCCATGATCGCGCGGCATGAATTTCTTTTCCACCCGCTTGCTGATGTGCGCCAGGCTCACCTCATGAGCCAGTTCGTGCTGCATACGGGGCACCCGATGTGACCGGGCCAGCACCCGAGTGTGAGCTGCCGTGTAATCAGCGAAGTTAATCATGCCGTGGGGGTCGGCCCCATTCCACTCATAAATGGCTTGGTCATCGTCGCCCGCGATCGTCACACGGGGGGTGTCACGACACATCTTCATGAACACCTTCCATTGCAGGGGTGAGCAATCCTGGGCCTCGTCCAGGAAGATATGGTCAAACCCCTGCAGCGGTTCGCACCCGACATGGTAAGACAACAACATGTCGTCGAAGTCCTTGTAACCATACACCTCTTTCCAGTTGGTGTATGACTTAACAAACACCTGGAAACGGGGCCAGGTGCCGGGCCGGCCAAAGTGGTCATAAGCCTGGTCACCCGTGATCATGCGATTATTCATATAAGACAGGACGGAAATGTACTCGTCGCCCTCTTGTATCTCATCGGCATTGCTGTCATCACCCTTGAACGGGAACCCGGTACGCAAGCCAAAATCCAACAGTTTCTTTTTGTCCACCACCGATGCGCGGGTCATACCCAGGGCGTTGAATGCCATGGCGTGGATAGTGGATGCCTTAACAGCCTCGGCTTCTTCGATGCGGGTTGCCACCTCAGCAGCGGCAGCCTTGGTGTAGGACAAAAATAATACCCTGCCTTTAACGTGATCGGCCATATCCACCAGGGTGCGGGTCTTGCCGGTACCAGGTGGGCCGAAGATTGCTTCCGTCTTCATCGTCTATCCTTAGTGTTGGGGTGGGAACGTCCCGCGAGGGTCCATTCGTGTCTAGGCGTAATGGGCGCGGGACGTTTACTGCTCACCCTCTCGGGTCCGGGTCTGCCGGTTTACATTTCGGACGTGGTGTGACCGTCCATCTCCTCGAAATCGGAGACATCCATGGCCATGCGGCGGGTGCCGGCCTGGATTTGTTCGTACAGCTTCTCGGCCCGGTCATACAGCATCTTGGCCGGGAACCCGTGCTGGGCCACCACGTAATTGTAGTAGTCCTGGCCGGCACTGTTCTTCTCTAGAGCCGTAGCGATGCGGTACACCCGGCTGAACCGGTCACCGCCAGCAAGCCGCACCATGCTGTTCCACTGGCGCGACACTTTGGCCTTGGTGCGGGGCATCGACACCATGACTTCATCAACTGAGCCGGAGCCGAAGTTGACCAACAGGCACAGGTGCTGCGGGGTGTCGATCACCTCGATGTTGTTGGCTTCGCCGCCCTCCTGGTTCATGCGATCGCGGGCCTCCTCGGGGGTGGGGTATGCACCAAAGAACCCGCCAGCGATGGGCTTGTTGTCCTTATCCTTACGCTTGCGCCACACCAGCCACTGCTTGTTGTACATGACCGGCACCACCATCACTTCCTTGCCGTACAGCTGCTTGGTGACGGAATTGATCAGCATGCCGGGGCGGGCCTCGGGCAGGTAGCCGGGATCACCGTCCTTGACGGCGGGCGACAGGGCCTGAACGATTTCCAGCCGGGGGATGATGATATCATCTTGGGTGACGTTTTCGGACCCGCGCTGGGTGTCACGGGGGATATAGTCGGGGGCAACATCAGACTGAACCACCATCATGTTATCGGGTTCACGCTTCGCCACTTCAGTCGGTTTCTTAGCCATTTTCATACCTTTCATTGACAGTTAAAAGTTCAGGCCTTGGTGATACTGGCGCGGGTGAACGGGGTGACATTCAAAAACTCACCCGGCACATCCTTGCCGTCTTTCATCCGGCCTTTGATGAAAGCCTTGAGGGTACTGGCATTGACCGTGGGTTGGATGATATTACCAAACCCGTTCGTATCAAGCCATTCATACAGATGCGGCTTGTCCTTGACGTTGACGTACATGTCGGCGGTGAGGCTGACACGCCCGATCCCGTCCAGGGTGATGCGTTCGATCCCGTCATCGTCCATCTTGGCGGGGATGGCCTCCAGTCGCACCACATCCAACCAGGCGTTGGTGCGCTTGATGGCCGCTTCCTGCTCTTCCTTGATGGCTTGCAGGTCACGCATCGACTTAGCCATGTCGGTCAGCGAACAGCCCTTGTAAAACTCGCGGGCAAACTGTTTTTCGACTTCGAACATGCCCAGTTCTTCATTATCAGACATAATCAGACCCCTTCATATCAAGGTACATCGGAATGTAATCAAAGTCCCTGTTGTTCCAGCGCAGCAGCCTGACGCTGCGCACCCCTTTGCGGGCAAGCAGCATGAACACCAGTGCTGAAACGTAGGGGCTACCAGCAATGACGACATAATCTTCCTTGTCATCAAAGTCTCTCAAGCGGCGGCTAATGTCGGCCACCAGCTTCTCATTGTGCAGGGACCCCTTGATATTGTTCAGGTCGTCCCTGGTAAGGAACTCCACCACCCCATAGCGCTCGGCTGGGGTGAAATCCAGATTCGTTTCTTGTGTAATAAAAACTCGTGGCATTTTATTCTCCGTGTCTGTCGTCTGTCGATACTGGACAGTATACCACATCCTGGGCCTGGGCACCAGCGGGTTCAGCACCGTCCGCCAGGCCGCGCCGATAGGCGAACACGATGGTGTGATAAAACGCGGACTCGAATCGCCCCCTGCCCTTAAAGTCCTCGGCTAGTTTATTAGCAAAGAACTCTTTCACCTCTTCATAATCAAGCATATTTAGGTCCCTTTGGTAACAGCATCAACGGTTCGGTAGTTTGAGTATCCGCCAAGCTCTGCCCGTGTCTTTAACTCATCTAGCATCTCTGCTGTTGTGGCATTCCCAAGCCACGGCTTTGACCAAATTTCGTCAAGTATTTCAGCGAACGCCTCTGCCAAGTCGGGGTCCATCTCCTTGTGTGAGGTTGCTTCTTTGCACCACACCTGAGCCGCTTTTTCTCTTGCCAGTTCGGTTGCCATTTCATTCTCCGTCCAGTAGCGCGGTGATGTCCTTAATCCTGCCCCTGATGTAATTGTGCAGGTCTTCTTTCACAGCCAGGGCCTTCGACACGGTAACATCCACCGTCTTCTCAGCGACCAAATCGATAATAGCCGGGGATCGGGTCTGCCCGTCACCCCAACACCTGTCCTCAGCCTGCAGCCGATCGCGCATCTTGAACGTGTTGTTATAAAAGATGGCGACTTCAGCGGTGTGCATGCTGTAGCCCATGCCCCCGGTTGAGGCGTTGCCGACGATCCAATCTATCTCACCGCGTTTAAATGCATCGATCATCGGCTGCCGATCATTCTCGGGCACCCCACCGTGCAACTCGCCCACCCGCAACCCCATTGCCCGCAGTTCGGTGATGATGGCCCGGATCTCGGGTAAATACACCGCCCATACCAGGCCCTGCTTGCCGCGCGCCTCCTCGACGATAGACCTCACCTCAATGATCTTGGGGTTCTTGTCCGGGGGCACCAACTCCACGGGGTCGTAGTGTACAACCACCCTCTCTTCACCATTACTGTTGACTCGCAACTCCTCGCGGGCCTTGACCGTGTAGCCGCCCACCACTTGGTGCAATCGCAGCATTAACTCCAAGGAGTTTTGCACCACGCGAGTATCGTCGCCGTGGGTGATAATCTTTTCCTTCTTGATTGTGTTGTAGGCTTCGCGCTGCTCCTTGGTCAATTCAATCTCACGCACCTGGTACCGTTTCGGCGGCAGGTCGTAAGCGTCGACCTTCATTACCTGGAACGAGTGTGGGGCGATCAATTCCATCAGTTCGTCCATGTTCTGGTACCCGATCACCTCCACCGGCTTACCTTTCATCGGCCCATCCTTGGGGGTGAATCCACCCATCACGGCATACCGGTTGCGGAAGGCGTAGTAATCACCACTCCCGATGATATTGGTGTCCAGGTATTCAAACTGCCTGAACAAATTCATTGGCCCCTCGGTCGCCGGGGTGCCGGTCAACGCGTAGCGGTACTCGGCCATTTTGGACAGTTCCACCGCCACCTTGGATCGCGCGGCCTTGTGGCCCTGGATGTAATTAGTTTCATCACCGATGATCGCGGTGGGGTGGTGGGCTAACAAG